GCCGGGAGGGGATTAGTTTATCAAAGGCTAAATATTTGGTTTACTATAATATTGATTTTAGTGCTGTTAGTTATTGGCAATCTCGTGACCGTTTAACCACAATGGATAGGAAAGTAAATGATGTTTATTGGATATTTAGCAAAGATGGAATTGAAAGCAAAATTTACGCTTCAGTAATTAAGAAAAAAGATTATAACAATGAAACATTTAAACGAGATTTCGGAACAAAAAATCCAAACAAAAATAATCAACCGACTCACAAAAGAGGGATGGCTTTGCGTTAAATTGATTAAGACATCAAAAAACGGAATCCCGGATTTGATGTGCCTAAAAGATGGCATAACTATGTTCATTGAAGTTAAAAGGCCAAATGGAAAATTAAGCGAATTGCAGAAGATAAGAATTAAACAATTACAAGATTTAGGCTTTGATTGTAAAATTTGGGTTGATTATGATGTAGATTATAATTAATTGTTTATATTTGCCGATGTAGAGTCGTAGCTACATTTAAAAATTTGTTTAATTCCCGCATTGATAAAGACTACGACCTTTTGATTTGCGGGTTTTTAATTTAAAAAATATGAATACAATATCAGTACAGGGATTTAAGATTGACATTAACCACTTTGATACGCAAATATCAAAAAGTGGCAGACCATTTAGGTTGAGTGGTGTTCAAATAGTAAGAACTAAACCGGCACAATGGGTGAATAAAATGCTATTGCATGGCACAATTTATAGCTTCCGATATTTGGATGAGCAAGATGGTTTCTTTGCTTTTGAGTTTGATCCGTTTAACAATTTTATTTCAAAAATATGATTTACACAATTAACAACATCGCTGATTTCTGTAACGTTGATTACGGATTTATTAGACGAATTATCGAATCTAATGAGTTGAGACCTAAACTAATAAGAGGAAATGAAAAAAAAGGATATAGCTTTTATCAGCTATTTATTATTCAGGCTTTTTTAGAACAGCTATCTCAAAATAATTTACACTTTGATTTTGAGAATGAAGAAGTATATACAATTTACCAAAGCAAACTTAATTTTGAATTATGAACATACACGAAAGAATTACCGAAATAAATAGCACTTTAGTGCAACTTAATTACAAAGACCAGGAGATATTATCCTTTTGGGATGAGTGTATAAAAATTGCTAAAGATAAACAGCAAATGTTTACGGATGAATTTAAGATTTCTATAAATGGAAAACGATTAGCTGACAAATTAAATGAAAGCTTCGGTTTACAATTATTGCCAAAAATCAAAAGAAATATTAAGAACGATATTAAATTTTTAATGTTGGATGAGTGTGGCAAAGTATATGAGTTTAAAGGTATTGTTTTAGACTTTTTAGATCACGATGTTACTATTGAATTAAATGACTCAACTTTTAGCCTTTATTAACTATGAATCAACACAAAATGTATAGATGCATAAGGCTTATGGAATATCTCCAGGAGAAGCCAAGAAATATGTATACAATAGAAAGGTATTTAAATGTAAGTAATAGAACAGTTTATCGGTATCTAAAACTTTATGAAGCACTTGGATATATTGTAAAGAAAGACAAATTTAATAAAATACAATTACTAAAATGAACTACCTATTATCTAAAGAGCATTTTATTGCTCACGACCAATTAATAAACGATTATAAAAATTTAGTTTGCCACTATGAAGATTTTAAACTTTATCGAAAAGGCACATCACAAAGCGATAAGGCAAAACAGAACTGCCATAAATATCTAATATCAATTCTTGTAAATAAGAAAATATTAGGAATTGATAGTACTGCTGATGAATTGCTGTTGGATGAGTTGTTTGAAAGGATAAAAAAAAACCACTCTCAATTTATGTGAGAGTGGAATTCAACCTTAAATCAAAACTTTATGAAGTTTCAAATGTAATGTTTATATTTTTTATACGCAAAATAAATCGGGATTAAAAGTAAGAACCATAACAGCCACCAATATGATTCTTTTCGCTCTATTTGTTTTACTTCAATAACTTTGTTTCTTTTAACCATCATTACACCGCTTTTTTCTGCGTTGTGTTGGATTTTTACATCTTTTACAACACTTATATTGTTTTTAGTTTTTTTGCGTCTTATTTTAGCGTTTTTGTACGTTATTCCATTCACAACCATAGGTAATGAATCAGATACCGGACATATCTCTATTTCATCGCTTGTTGAAGTATCTATAATTTTAGTGTTGTTGGTTACTCTCGTTTCAGTTTCGAGAGTAAATTTTTCACTTTTTTGCTCTTGTTCTTTCGTTTCTGACTTGGCTACTTTTCGTGATCCGCAAGAAGTCAAAAATATAGCAGCTAATAAGGCCAATACAATGGCTAATAGTAAAATGTTATTTCCGTTGTTGTTTTCGTTTGCTGTCATTGTGTATTTTTTTTGTGTAAATTCAAAATATAATATAGTGTAAATTGAAAGTTAATTACTTTTTGTTTCAATTAAAACGTAAATTTTTAAGGTTTATCTTTAAACAATTAGTAATTTATAAGTTACATTGTATTTTACAAGTAGGACAACTCATCTTGTGTTCACCATCTACTTTATGGCATTTAGGACAATACGTATCTTGAACGCATTTTGGATACGTGCAATAGTCTAAATTGCATATTTCACCATCTCTTTTAATTACGTTCAGTTTACATTTGTTTGATTCTTTACCATTTGCCCAAAACATATCACAATTATCTGCATCATCTTCACGATTAAACATTCCATAACTTTGATACATTCCTGCCGTAGCAGTAAACCTATGGCAGTATTTACTTGATGGACATAAACTGTCATTGCACTTACTTATATCAGCCATTTTTTTGTTTTATTAATTCTCTATAAATTGTATTTGTTTTTTCGCAATTTTGACCTCTTAAATATTGCCGGAGCATTTTATTCGCTACTTTCTCAATTTGCGAATCGAGATTTGACTCAACTTTGTTTTCCATTACACAATTTTATAATTGATTATTCTAATATTCTTTAATTCATAGTTCCCATCTTTATCAACTTTAGCGTGAGCAAAGCCATGATTATAATTATTATAAGGCGCATATTCAGGTTCTAATCCACAAAGGCATCCTGTTGACCAGGTTGTTGTAACTTCACCGCTTAAACTCTTTTCTGTATGTTCCGATGTTCTGTGGTGATGACCTACTAAACAGCTTTCTTTTGCTTTCATAAACAAACCTCGTGCAGGATTAACAGGCGGAGCAAATCCACCAAACCATTCGTGGCCATGAAGTATTGGAAGCTTACCGGCCATTGCCATTTGCTTATCTTTTACCAATGTAACACCGAACTCCCTAAATCGTAAAAGTTGCTCAAGTTTAAAATCATCAATCCCTAATAACTCCGGAGCCTTAATCATCAAATAATCTTCATATCTTTTTTCGTGATTTCCTATTTTATAGTAAATTGGACATTTGAATAAGTCTTGCATCATTTTTAGAAATCCTCTAACCATTTCTAACTCTCCCGCCATATCTCTTAATCGTCTATCTTTAGTAAATCGACTACATTGGTAAAAGTCTGCGATATCTCCGTTTAAATAGATTGTATTAACTTTGTTTTCAAGTCCGTAATTAATCGCCAATTCAAGTGCTTTATTGTCCTGGTAAGGGAAATGAATATCGCTTAATATTAAAATATTGTTTTGCCCTTTTGGAATTATAAAAGATTCGCACTTTTCATAATCGCTGTTAGGTAGGTCAATTACTCTGCTCATAGATTGTTTTTTTTGGGTTTCTGTACGTTCTCCGATTTTAGAAATAGTCGAATTATTTTTACCATTTTCGCCTCTGTATCTTCTTACGTTTGTTCTTACACTATCAAGTGAACTAAAGTCTAATTTATGCTCTTCATAAATCAATCTCGCAATCGCCATTGTTGTTGCATTTGGGAACTTATTTATAAAAGTCAATACAATATCTTTTTTGTAAGTTGCTGCATTTTGATTCCCTTTCATGCTCATAATTAAGGAGTAAAATATAAATCAGCTTCTTTTATTC